GAGGGGTACCCGTAACCTGGTAACACAAAAAACGCCGGAAAACCAATTTTCCAGCGTTACAAGGCAATTACCTTTTGTGCCTGTTCTCTATCCATTGATCCACAAACGAGTCGGCCTGCAGCGTCCGCTTGCCTCGTACTAAAGCTATCCAGCCGGGGCGCATCAGTAAGTATTTGAAAGCGTCGGAGAAATTGGTGGATAACATCGGTAGTTTTTTTGGTGCCAGCTTTTCGGACTTCTTCACTTTGAACACTACTTTAGAATTACCCCGGTATTTGATTTCAGCCTTTGCCTTTTCTACAGAACTAACCATTTCTTTACAGTTCACCGCATCAACCAACAGGATAGGCAGGTTCTTGTTGGTACCGCCCATAATCTCCTGCATGAAGTCGTATTCCGCATCCTGCCGGATAACTGCCTGTTTGCGGCTCTTTAGGTTTACGATCCAGCCGGTACGGTTTCCGCTGCCGTCTTTTTCTATGGCGTCTTTGATCTTACCCGCGTAATCCTCCTTCTGTTTTTCAAAGTTATTACCTGCACGGTCATAGTACAAATCCAGTTCTTTGTATTCGTGGTTCTGGAAAAAAGAAAGGAACTGGTCGGCGATCTCCCGGAACCAGCCCGGCGGTANNNNGAAGTCCATACCGCCTTCAATCGCTTTATCATGGTGCAGGTACCGGAGTTCCCGCGAGCTGTAAGCGGCTTCTCCAGACATGGTACCGTTATAATACTTATGTCCTTCACCAAACAACACATAGAAACGTAAATCCCTGCGAAGACCGGGACGCATACCCACCACCGACTTTTTAAATTCGTGAAGCTCCAGCGTACCATTATACAACCGCTTTAAATACTCTATCGTAAGTATCTCAACATTAGCGAATGAAGAAGCGTTAAGAAAGAACGTCTGCCCTTTTCTCAACTTCAACAAAGCCCGATCGTAATATTCAATATCCCGCTTCAAACGTTTCAGTTTCAAGGGGGAAGGCCTGTTCTTTCTTTGTTCCCGTAAAAGGGAAATTATCAAGTCATTACGTACACTTGCCGCCTGCACTATTTTAATGATCCGTTCCGGGTCCATTTGCTTGACATACCGGAAAAACCAGTCGTACTCGTTTTCGTCGATATCCGGCATATCGGTAGTAATGGTTATTCCCAGGAACAAATGGGAATGTCCGTAAGTGATCGCATCACCGCGAAGAATAGGCATAGCGCGGTTTACTTTCATTTCCTTATCGTACTTCGCTTCATCATAAAACAGATGTATTACAGACTTTCCGGCAAGCAATGAAGGGTTATCCAGTGATCCCATGAAAATAACACATCCGTTCCAGAAGCTATAAACATGCTTGTAATCATCTACGATAACCGAACATTTACGCCGCCAGGATTCAGGCGGGCGGGTATCTTTTACATAGTGTACCCCTTCGATCAGGCCCATAAGTTGCCAGCCCTTCTGTACGGCCGGCATTATATTATCTTCCAGGTTACTGTAGGTATTGGCAACAAAAGCGAACGCACCGCCGGGCATTTCTTCCACACACCGGGCGGAACGCCTGGCTTGTATAACGGTAGATTTAGCCATACCGCGGCCGTCAATAGATACAAGGATAGTAGTATCGATCCAGTCCGTCAGAACCTGGATTATATGACCGTATTTTATTTCTACATCATCGGCGTTACTCACCTTCGTTATCTTCCCCGAACTCTTTGATATCATACAACATACGTTTTTTCAGATCAAAAGCTTTAATACGCGCATCCTCTTTTATATTATCACGTACAATAACAGGAATTTCCGGTATCGCGTCGATAAACTCTTCCAATTCCTTACGGTCGATTTCAGGAACACCCAGATCCTTACGGCTGGTAGTATAAATAACCGTGCTTTTCTGTGAAAGCAGTTCCTCCGGTATTTCGGTCTGTTGGTCCTTATAACATCCGCGAAGTTCCGCCGCCAGTTTCAGAAGGTTCTTAGCCTCCTTTACATTACCCATAAGAAAGACGGTATTCGCCCAATTTTCGGCCTTTTCCGCATACAGGTTGGCGAAAGCCTGCGGACGTACGTTATCCTGTGTATAAAAGAAATTGAGACTGTCGGCGTACACCTGGCGGGCCATCCAGTCCGAAAGGCCGTAAGGCTCCGACTTTAAAAGGCGGATGATACCGGCCTTTGTCACCAACTTGCCATTTATACGCATACGGGCACGAAGGCCCCGTACCATTTCCATAAGGCTGTAATATTCCCTTTCATCGGGCGCGAGTGCTTCCAGCGTACCGGTAGAAAGAATCCTTTGAATCTGGTTGATATCCACCTTGTCAAAGTCTATTCGTGAGGGCTTAATTAAATTCGTCGTCATCCATTTGTTCGATTAAACGTTCAAAAGTATGTCTTTTCCGTACGGCCTCCAGCTGTTTTATAGCTTCCACGTTTCCACCTTCCGCCGCTTCATGGAGTTTTATTTCAGGGGCGGCACGTGCTACGAGAATCCCTTCCCGGATCAGAAAGTTAACAGAAGTTCCCACCGTTTCCGCATCCCGGACAAAAAGCCCGACATCTTCCGGAGAAAGCCCCAGGGAAACGGCTATGTCTTTCGAAGAATACCCTAAAGAAGACAAACGCCGTACATCCTCTTTTTGCTGCGCATCCAGGTAAATACTATCTACCACCGTTAAATCGTTCATACGCATCTTTTATTCGTTTCTGTGCCGTGAAATAATAAATTTCGTCCTGTTCCATTAAAACAAAGTTCCGGCCGCTTTCAATGGATGCCACGGCCGTAGTACCGGAACCGCCGAAAGTGTCCAGGATCAAATCGCCCGGCTTTGTACTGTCTTCAATCAGTTTACGGATCAACGCCACCGGTTTTTGCGTGGGATGAACCTTTTCACCTTCTACCAGTTTAGCACCGGACGCAAAAGAACGGATATTATCTATTATGTTTGTGGCACCAATAGAAACACCCTTTCCACAATGAAACAAAATAAGTTCATGTATAAAGGCGTAATGATTACCCGGCCCCGACTGTTTATTCCAAACGAGCATGTTTGACGCGCCTAAATACAAGTCAAACAACGGATAATAAAAAGCATATCCGCGCCAGTCCGTAAAAAAATACACGCAAGCACCGGGTTTCTTCACCCGGTTAAACTCCTGAAACAAATCCCGGTAAAAGGGTTTACAGATAGACAAATCTTTAAAACTGCCTTTCTGCCCGTTATGTGTCATTCCCAGGAAATAAGGCGGATCGGTTATTATACAATCTACAGAATTGTCCGGAACACGTTTCAACGCCTCCAGGCAATCCTCGTTATAAATTTGGTTTGTTATCATTGGAAAGTTGTTTAAGCCGGCTTTCTTCTTTTTCTATCCGGAGGGTTAATGTCTTGAGCTGGTGCCCCAGCTCCGAGCGGTCGCAAGGGTGAGAAAAACGGCCCCGGTCCTTCATGATCCGTTGCCGTTTTCCTGTCAAAGTGGCAATAAGTTCAACTACTTTTTTTTTCGCGCCTCGATTTCTTCCTCTATGGCTTTCTTTGTAGTCTCCCACTTTTGGATCATTGCAAGGGCACTCGCTTTCTTCTTCTCATCATCCCCGGCCTGTTCCAGTTTCGCCTTATTCTTTGAAAGGTTGGCACGAGCGTTATTCAATGCCTTTTGTATGTCGATATCCGAAAGATTCTCGACACCCTTACGGACGGACAAACTTTTTACCTTCTCACATTTACCCAAAATCTTTCCGTTTTCCCGGTAATATTCCAGTTCGTCCCACATTTCGCGGTTAGTAATGAAATTTTCCACAACCGCCTGCGCTTCCTGTGCTGTAGAAAGTGAACTGACATCATCCGGCGTAACCTCCAGACGGGCGAAAGCCTCCTTATACTTCCCGTATGCGGTGAACATGTCGGAAACAAGTATTTTCAGAATGTCGGGGCAATCCGGAGAGTTCAGGAAGGTAAATTTCTCGCGGAAACGTATCATTTTGGTTACGGTTTCCGGAGCCGCCTTGTATCGTTTCTCCGCCTCTTCCAGTTCCTCTTCCAGCTCTTCCACACGGTCGGCATTTTCATCCATGGAAAGAACCTTATCCCGGAAATCGGACGAAACGAGTTCTTCCACGCTGACGCCGAAAGATTCGGCAAGTTCCAGCAGCAAATCATCGCTGTATTTTACCGGCATTTTTGGAGGTTCCTGTCGGGCGGGTTCCATTTTTACCGCGGCCGGCTGTTTAGAGTTGCGCCGGATCGTCTTAAATTCACGTTCGGAAAGCCCGGCCAGCTTCCGTAGTTCCTCTAAAAGAATGGCCTTCATCGTTTCCGTTTCTCCCTGCCGGCGAAATGACTTCTTTAGCATACGGTTGATACCGTATTTCTCGTACAGTTCCACGCCTTGAATAAAGTTACGCGGACCGGCCAGATAGGTAATAATTTCCTGTTTCATACTATATAAAATTTGATGATACAAAGAAAAAAAAGGCAATTACCCCCAAAAAGGACAAAGGGTGGCCGGGCATGTGCTGCCGGTCACCCTTTGAATGATATGAAAGCCGTTTACTTACGCCTCATAACGGCTTTGTTCAATCCATTTCATAGCCTCCGAACCGTCGTTAAACGCCCGCAATGTCAGTTGGGAACCTTCGGAAGCGGTAAACGTCTTACCGCCTTTCAGAAGGAAATTACCGCCTTTTTCCACTGTTGGCGCAACGCCCGAACATCCCATAAGGGTAATTACCGATCCATGACTTCCACCGGTAACACCGGCTATTTTGGCCGCACCTGCGGAAAGCTGGTACTGCCCGTCCGTCTGGTAATCTATATCTGTGGCCCCGGCTTCCACTACGGCCACCGGTTCTTCCAGGGTGTCGGTACCCCGGTAAATGGCGATATCATCCCCCTTGCTGATCTGGGTGAAAGTAAGTTCGTTCGTATTCGATTCATTGGAACCGGTGTAAGAAACGGATAACTTACACGGGTTACAGGGCGTTCCAATCAGATCGGCAGGCTTTCCGCTACAATAACGGAGCACAACGATACATTTTTTAGACAGCCAGTTTGTCTTAAACTCGCGAATCTCCTGTTCATTACCGGGATGATTGAACTTAACGGAAGGCGTATAACCTTCGGCATCGGTTTCCCCGTCACTGTTGGAACTGATTTCAGCGGTACCGGGTGTCAGGTAAATACTGATTGCATAACGCCCCGCCTTCATTACGATATCCTCCTCGATAACCACGCCGGCCTCGTTTCTTGGCGGAAAAGAAAGAATATCGTCAACGTCGTAAATTACGAGCTGATCCTTGGGCTGAATACCGTTACCGGGATTGCCGGCCGGCCTTCTTACGCTTGCTTTTACGTATGTCATAACTTAATGATTTATAAGGTTATAAAATGGAAGGGATAAAGTACCCCTTCCGATTAATTTAGCCTCTTGCCACTTCGTAGAATTTACCGTCAGCGGCTTTCGCCAATTTGATGAACTTGCCTTCGGAAAGCGTTATAGCTTCGGTTAAAACAAAGTTTCCACCGCTGGCAATGGTAGAAGCATTTTCAGAACCGTTTCCGTAAATCGTGTAAACGATTCCGGCTTCCGCATCGGTAAAGTTAGTGATTGCCGTTGCCTTTGTATTTACACCGGTAACGAATACTTCACCGTCAAGCAAAGAAGGTGTCGTTTCATCCGGCGCAAACTGCAACGCATCGGAAGAACCGCTTTCGCGGCCAATCTCGATAAATTTACCGTCGGCACGTTTCATCAGTTTGATAACGTCCCCCTTACCAGGCTGCCAAGCATCGGAAATAAGTTCAAAATTTCCGCTTTTCTCGATCTTAACACCCTTATCCACGCTTCCGCATTTCAGGGAAATAACCGCACCTACCGGAGCGTCTTCAATATCGGTAATCGTAAATTCGGCCGTATTGGCTACGGTAACAATGGATGTATGAAGTTTGGCCGACGGGTTCTTGTCCTTGTCAGCATCCACGAAGTAAGACGCCGGGCGGTCATACT